TAACGATGCTGCTATTTTTGACAATCAGCATAAATCGGTTATGCTTGCGACATGCTTCCCTATTAAATTTGTTGAGGGGGTTGACTGTAATAGTTGTAATGGTGTTGGGCGCGTTCCTGACCCGAACGATTATGACACTTCAATAACTTGTAAAACTTGTTTAGGGCATGGCAAAACATTAAGCATTACACCGCTTGCAGCATATAACCTAAATCCAACTACTTCGAAGTTTGGCGATAATGATAAACAACAAGTTGAACCGATTAGATATTATAGCCCCGATGTTAGCACGATTCAAGAAACTAATAAGGTAGCAACGGAATCATTAGGCAAAGCGGAACAAGTATTAAATATAAACCGTTCTTTAAAATCTGCACAATCGGGCGTGGCTAAAGAAATGGACCGCGAACCCGAATATATTGAAGTTGGTAAAATTTCAGATGATGTTTACGCGCGTTATAAAGATGTTTTAAAAATTATCCAGGCTATTGTATTTATGGATACTGAAAGTCCGATAATGGTAAATGCGCCGATTTCGTTTGACTTGAAAACAGAAACGGAACTAATGGCAGAATTTGCGTTATCGCAGCAAGGTTTGCCAACGGCTATTAGATACGAATCATATATTAGCTATGTTGACCGCCGTTATAATGCTGATGCTGTTGCAAGACAAATAGCAACCATTTGCGCTATGTATAACAGCGCCTATCTTTATACAGTAGATGAACGTGTACAGCTTTTGGCAAGTGGGCAAATAACCGAAAAGGATGCCATTAGCGCTCAATTCGTTTTTGATGCTGTTACTGAACTTTACTATGATGATGGCTTTGATATAATGAACAGCGATTACACAGCAATTAAAAACGCTATTGATGCAAAGTTAGCGCCAAGGTTTGATGCGGTTGCAAGTGTTCAAGTACCTGAAATAGATATGAATCAATTTGCCGCCGCTTATGAACAAATGGAACTAAGCGAAGAAGACGATAATAGCGATAGCGATAACGATAACCAATAATGGACCTCAACGCACCTGAAAGAATTAACGACAAAGCAATAGAAATTTTACAAAAAAGGTACGACAAAGTAGAACCTAAATTTGTAAAAGCTGTTGTTGCATGGATTGAAAAGTTTAGAACAAGTTCGGGTAATTTAGTTCGAAGTAAAGAAAACATTAGCCGCCTTAGTACGTTTAAACGTGCAATAGAACGCTATCTGATTCAGTCGGGGTATAATGACATGGTAAGCGGGTTTTTGTCTAATTTCGATACTTTAGCCGCTGAACAACAAACAATCCAAAGCGAACTAAACGGTTTAGATATAAAAAAAAGTTTTTTGAATCCTTTTAAAAGTTGGGCTGTTAATAATGTAGTTGCTGCAATGCAAGGACAAGGATTAACAACAACGCTAATAAACCCGCTTAAACAGGAATTATTAGTAGCCGTTAACCAAGGTAGCAGCCTTACCGATGTGGTCACTTCAATAGCTGGTCAATTAACAACTACTGAGGCGCGACAAGGCGTTTTAAAACGTATCAGCTTGCAGGCTTCGCGCGATGCACTACTACAATACGATGGCGTTGTTAATGAAGCGGTGCGCAAAGTTTATAAAATGGATGCGCTGTTATACGTTGGTTCAATTGTTAAAGATAGCCGCGCGCAATGTGAAAGATGGGTAAATGAAACAAAAAACGGTAAATTAGGGTTAATATTATTTGAAGATTTAGAAAACGAAATAAGTTGGGCTGAAGATAACGGTACAGGTATGATACCAAATACAACGCCCGAAAACTTTTGTCAAAATCGCGGCGGTTTTAATTGTAGGCATATTGCTTATCCTGTTAGGTCTGCTAATTATAAAAAAGATTAACACATGAAAAACTTTCAAAAACTACTTAAAGACCGTGGCTATTATTCGGGCGCTATTGATGGTATAGTTGGCCCGTTAACATTAGGTGGTGCTAAACAATGGATAGATGCAGAAATGAACATACGCGGTTGGGTTAAACCTGTTAACGACCTTGTTTGGATTAGAACCGACCAAACATTTGATAATAAGTTTGCCGATTACGTTGTGAGGTTTAATAACCGCGTGGCCGATATGATTTTACCTTGCAGTACAACGCCCGGCGATTTTTATATTTTCAATCCTTTAACCGTTGGCGGCATAACAGGTGCAGCGGTTGCAGCGGAACAGCAAGTAATAGCATCACATAAGTTTGTAACATCGGGCACGTGGTCATCTTTATGGTTAGGCGCGCCGTACTTTTACCAATCGGGCGCTATTGAGATTTACCGTGATGGTAACAAAGACCGCAACTTAGATAAAGCGGTTAAAACTAAGGGTTGGTATGGTATTAACTTTCACCGTGGCGGCATTGGCAGCTTTGTAGATAATTGGTCAGCTGGTTGTATGGTTGTGCCCGATGCGCGTTGGTTTGAAGCCATTAAAATATTTCAACCTAATCAGTTAATAAATTTTACTCTAATAGAATGTTAGTAATAAAAGCAAAGCATAAAACAAACGGTACTGAATATCAGTTTACCCCCGCGCAATGGTACACAGAACAACAAACAGGTAATTATAATTACTTAGGTACTATTCACGTAGCAGAACCAGCGCAACCGATTCAACGAACTGTAACCCCTAAACGCGGCTGCGGCTGTGCAAATAAACGTAGATAATATGGCACGATTTCATAAATTCGTTATTCATCTTGAATACAATGATGAACCCCAAACACTTGAGGAATTACAAAATGATTTTGATGAAGCGGTTAAAATAGAAGACTATAAAACAGCGGCTAAAATCAGAAAAGAAATTGACGAACATTTAAAATCAGATAGTGAAACTGAATTTATAGTTGAACTTGAAGATTATTGTTATATTGACTTAGATGAAATAGCCACGTTTTATAAATCTGAATTTGACGATGGCGAAAAGTTTACTAAGGTTATTTTAAAAAGCGGTTTTGAATTGCCGTTAGCTATATCATTTGACGATTTTACCAAATTATTTTTTAAAGTTTAAACACACATGGAAATGTTAGACAAATTTGTTGAAAAATTGGGTATTGAACCCGAACTAATTTTAAAATTAGAATCAAACGAAATTACATTAGATGAAGCCGTAACAGGTTATGTATCTAAACTTGAACGTACTGTACAGGAACGCTTAGGCAAGCAAATTGAAGAAGCTAAAAGCGCTGAACTATTTGGTGCAGCTTATGCTAAAACAGAAAAACAAATTGCCGATGCTTTTGCAATTGACCTAAAGAAGTATGAAGCAATTGATAAAAAAGATAGGTTTAAAACTATTGTTTCTGACCTAAAGAATCAGCAGTACGAAACAATTGAAAAGCTAAAATCTGAATACACATCAGCGGATGCGCAAAAGTTGCAGCAATTGACACAACAGTTAGAATTAGCCAACGCAAAGCTAACTGAAAAAGAAATGCTGATGCAACAAGCTATTAAAGAAGAACAGGGTAAATTTCAAAGCTACATTAAGAACCAGCAAATAGATAAAGTTCGCGGTTCGCTTGTTGAAACGGTTAAGAATCCAAGATTAGCACCTAAAGAAATGCGCGCTATTCTTGAAGCCGAAATTCGTGAACGTGGTTTTGATTTTGAAATTGATGCCGATTCAAACATTTGGGTTAACAAAGATGGTAACCGCGTAAAGCATCCATCTAAGCCTACTGAAAACCTAAAGTATGAAACGCTATTCGAAATTATAGCAGCTGAGTACAATTTCGAAAAACAGTCTAACGGCGGTCAATCAAAATCATTTGAAATAGATGAAAAAACAAAAAGCGGCATGCATCCAGCGCGTTTAAAATACATGCAAGAAAATGGATTGATTTAGTTTGTAAGTTTGGTTTAATAGTTTGGGCAGTTCGAAAGGGCTGCCTTTTTTAGTGTGAAAAATAATATTAAAAATTTATAAAATTATTTATTTTAAAACAACTTATCTTTGCACTACGACCTCTCACAAAATAGGGTGCTAAGGCACAGAAAAAAAACAGAACGCTGGCAGCGTGGTAAATGCCAAACAAAAAACAATTTTTCAAAATTTAATATTCTTTAAATGTCTAATATAAAACTCGCTGATGCGTGGAAAATTATAGACCTATCGTTGAATAATAACAACGGTATGCGCTCTATGCCATCGCCAAACATCGGACTTTTGCAATTGCTTGTTAGCAGCGCAAATAAAGCCGCTTCTCAGGTTAAACTCGGTAATGTTCAAGCAGTTGAACAAGGTAACGGTAAAGTTTACAAAGTAACCCGCCGTTTCTTCCCACGTTTGGCCGAATCTACTAATACAAGCCTTGAATATTGCCCTACTGATGGCGATGTAGTAAAGCCTTTGTACGATGAAGTAGAAATTACTAACAAAACAGTTTCTCAAAAAATCAAAATTGATGATGAGCTGATTCGTTGTATTAAAGAAAACCGTGCTGATTATCAAAACAGCTATGTTAATGAAGTTCTTAGAAATCACATTAACAGACTTGGTAAAGAAGTTTCTACAGTTGTAGCTAATAACGGTTTTGTTGGTAACTTTGTTAAATGCGATTGTGCTGACCCTGCAGTTACTTCTAAGTCTTTGCCTTTGTTTTTGGCTAACGGTTTAGGCATTAACCCTGTAGGCGAATCTATCTTAGATAGCGACCGCAAACAAGCTGAAATTGAACAGCAAATGGTTCTTATCGGTGGTACTTTGTTGGACCAATACCGTAAAGCACGCGCTATCGCTTCAGGTAATGACTTCGGTTTTGATGCTTCATTACTTGACATCACCCGTTCAATTTTCTACGATACTAATTTGGGCGCTGCTTTTGGCAATCCTAATGAAGTAATCGCAATGGCACCGGGCGCACTTCAACTTATTACTTACGCAAAAAATAAAGGTCAATTCACATACGACTTTGAAGACCAAATGCGTACTACAGTTGTTGACCCATGGTTAGGTATTGAGCATGATGTAGTAATGAGCTACGTTAAATGTAATGATGAAATTGAACTTTACATCCAATTCGCTACTAATTGGGCGGTTGTTGGTATGCCTAAATGTTGGGCACAACAAGACTGTTTGTTTGATGGTGTACTTGATGTGTTCAAATATGAAGTAGTTTGCGCTGATACAGGATATTGCGACATCGAACCTGCATGTGGTTTTGTTGGTTCGCCTGCTGCTACTGATGCTACATTCTGCGAATCAGCTGATGAGTGTGTTGTAGCTTGTAATGCTTTGTTCTATAGCAGAACAATTGAAGGCGAAGTGTTTGAAGGTATTGAAGTTGATGTTACTGATGCTGTTGCAATTCAAATTAACGGTTTACCATTTAGCGTAGGT